GTATTACTACGCTAAAGCTGTTGAGAGGGAAAAGAAATGATAACCCTGAACAAATGGTATCCGATGGTTCAGCCCAACTATGACGCAAGAATGGTTGCATTTGACAAGGCGATGGAAAAGAAACTAGAGCAATACAAAGAAGCCGTGGAATGTAAGAAACTGGCCATCAAGACGCAAGAATTAGAAGTTGAACTTTACAACAAACGAGCTAGTGAAAATACGATTTCGTTAGAGAATATCAACAATCACCGACGTTTTGCAATATTTGCGTGAGGACAAAATGGAAGATTCAAGAAACAAACTGACATTTTGGGTGACATTTATGGTGAGTGCCACTCTTTGCCTTTGCATCCTTGGGATGGTTACAGCTTTTCTGCTTGGCCTATGGGCTAAAGAAGTGGATAACGCTGAAATCTTTGCAATGCTGCATCCTGCTTTTCAAACCATCATTGGTGGCTTTATTGGCCTCTTAGCGGGCGTTAAACTTTCACAAAATCAGGATGAAAAATGATTGGACTTGATTCACTTTTAAACATTGGCGGTAAGCTCATCGACAAGTTGATTCCTGATCCTGAGCAAAAAGCCAAAGCGCAGATGGACTTGGCTAAAATGGCTCAAGATGGTGAGTTGGCAAAAATGGCTAACGAAACCGAGTTATACAAGACTGAGCAAAACAACCTCACACAGCGTGTTCAGGCTGATATGGCATCTGACTCTTGGTTGTCCAAAAATATTCGCCCTATGACCCTTATATTCCTTTTAATTGCCTATTCAGGCTTTGCCATCGCCTCAATCTTTGAGTACGAGACTCGTGGTGCTTATGTCGAGCTACTTGGTCAATGGGGGATGCTTGTGATGTCGTTTTATTTTGGCGGCAGAACACTTGAGAAAATAACCGATAGGGTGAAAAAGTGAAGTTAACTGAACATTTTTCTCTTGAAGAACTGACCCACACCGACCACCGTGAATATGATAATACGCCAAATGATGCAGAACTGGAAAACCTCAAACGCCTTGCAGAGTTCCTTGAGGAGGTCAAACAGACCTTGGGCGGGCGACCAATTATGGTTAACTCTGCTTTTCGAAGCAAGCAAGTCAATGATGCGGTTGGTAGTTCTGACAAGTCTCAGCATAGGCTTGCTACTGCTGTGGACTTCCGAGTTCCTGAATTAACGCCTGACCAAGTGGTTCGGGCAATCATTGCGTCAGACCTTAAATATGACCAAGTTATTCGGGAATTTGACCGTTGGACGCATTTAAGCATCCCAAACACCCCCGATGCAAAACCCCGTAAGCAAGCACTTATTATTGATAAACAAGGCACTAGACCGTTTGTTTAAATAAAAACGTCATAAACTTTATATAAGGTGTTGTAATGTCAAATATTCCAACATCACAAGATGCTGAGTTTTTTGCACTTTGTGTAAAGAAATGGCAGTCAATTCTTCACCTTGGTGATTGGAGAGTTGAAAAGGGATTAAAGCCCGCCAAGCAAGCAATGGCCTCTGTTGAGTTTAACGAGGGCGCACGATTAGCAACCTACAGGCTTGGCGACTTTGGCGGTGAAAAGATCACAGATGAAATTCTAGAAGCCACAGCTTTACATGAAGTGCTTCATGTATTCCTGCACGATTTAATGGCCGCATCGCAAGACCCAAAATCATCAGAAGAAGAAATAGAAAAGCAAGAACACCGAGTAATAAATCGACTTGAGCAACTGCTCCTAAAGGATTCCAATGGTTTCAACTAACGGGCTAACCGCTTGCTCAGATGAGGAATTCCTTAAACTTTGGGATCAGTACCAATCAACGTCAAAGATTGCCAAAATTTTATGCGTTACTGATCGAGCCGTTGCTTATCGTAGACGCAGGATGGAAAAAGAGCATGGTGTCTTGCCCGCAGCAGACCATCGAGGCGCTTTGTACGATGAGAGACAGAAATCATTTTCCCCGTTAAGGCAGATTGATCTTGGGATACTTGATGGGACAGTCATTGTGTTCTCTGATGCCCACTTTATACCTGGTCAACGATCAACGGCCTTTAAGGGACTTCTATGGGCTATTGAAACACTATCCCCTAAAGCGGTAATCGCAAATGGAGACAGTTTTGACGGGGCAGCCATTAGTCGCCATGATCCAACTGACCAGCCCGCCACTACAGTTATCCAAGAATTAAAGGCTTGTCAGGGCGCTTTGGGTGAGATTGAGGAAGCCGCCAAAGCCGAACGCCACAACGTCAAACTGATCCACACATGGGGCAACCATGACGCAAGGTTTGCTAATCGACTTGCCCAACACGCACCGCAATATAAAGACGTTTTAGGCTTTAAAATAACTGACCACATCCCCGATTGGGAATTTTGTTGGGCTTGCTGGCCTACATCTAAGGTCATTGTCAAGCACAGATATAAGGGGGGAATTCATGCCACCCATAACAACACCGTCCAAGCGGGGGTGTCTGTTGTTAGTGGGCACTTACATTCCTTAAAAACTACGCCTTTCAATGACTATAATGGCGTGAGGTATGGCGTTGACACAGGCACATTAGCCGAGCCAGACGGCCCTCAGTTTACATATGCTGAGTTAAATCCAAACAATCATAGGTCAGGCTTTGCGGTGCTGACCTTTTTTAATGGTGAACTGTTGTGGCCCGAATTAGTTCATGCTTTTTCACCAACTGAAGACTACATTCAGTTCAGGGGTGAAGTGATTGACGTAAGTGCGTTTTAGCCCTCACAGGGACAATAAAGAGTAAAACAATATGAGTGCTTGGTTAATCGCCCTTGTGGGGGCAATTTATGCCTATATTGCTGTTGAGCAATTATTTAAAGGCAACCCCGCTATGGCAGTTGTATATGGCGGCTATGCAATAGGAAATGTGGGGCTTTACCTTTTAGCAAAGTAAGCCCCACTTGATTACTCCGCAGCTTCTTCTTCTTCGGTGTCTTCTTCAAACTCAATCTCAAGGCTGTCAATAGCTTCATAGTCAACCGCCCAGTCATGCTCCTCTTGGAATTCAATAAATTCCTGAATAATCTTAATTTTCTCAAAGTCATATGTTTCAACAGTGATTTTTTCTGCCTCAAGCCAACCAAAAGTAATTTCAAATTTCATGGTATTCCCCGTTAACGCAACCGATTGTTGCAATCAAATACTATGCTCAATTTGTGACAATTGCTTGCCATTCACGTTCGCTTCTTCCTGAGTTTGATGTCACTTTTTCACCCGTTAAAGTGATAAGACCAAGGACTTTCATCTCATTGAGCCGCCTGGCCACCTGATTGCCGTCAAGATCGGTGCGGGCTGAGATGCCATCCTTGCCTAGCGGCCCATGCTTTTGCAAGCACTCCAAAATGATGTTGTGGTGCTGATTGGCTATTTCCTTGATTGAGTCGGCTGCTTCATAGGAAGTCACGGGGTCGGTTGCCCTGACCCGTGGGAACTCAGGAAATATTCTGTCAAAAAATTTCACATAGTCCATGACTTTTCCTCAGAATGGTGCGTCATCAATAGGTAAGCCTTTAAATTCTTCTCTAGGCTTAGGGGTGTTCATATATGCCCAACCATTCCAGCCACCATCAGGCAGAGGGATGCTGTCAAGTTTAAGCATCAGGCCGTTTTTAGTTTCAATGACAGAGCCGATGGTTTGATAGCGTGATTTTTCCTGACCATCTTTGTTGGTGTACTTACCTGAAACAATGGTGATTTCGTAAACTTTAGACATTTTTGACTTTCATTAGTTGGTTTATTTTGGTATCAAGTTCAGTAAGAAATTTGACGATTTCATCTTCAATCAATTTGATATACATATCATCCCTTGGGACACGTTTCACAAACATCTGAAGTTCTGTTGGTAAGCGATTGTCAAAGCTGACAAAATCGCACCATTTGCGCCCTGTGCAAGCTATCTGAAACTGCATCTGGGTGTAGTATTTATTCGGCACACTCTCAGACAATAAAGTCTCAATGTGTGTCGCAGTATTGGGGCATTTAATCTCTATCAAGCCATCTTCCCTAACAAGGCCATCAGGAGACGCACCAGACATTTCTATGGTGGGATGGGGTACAAACCCCACTTCATCAACTAAAACGTCATAGCGGGCTTCGTAGGCGGCTCTAGCATACGCCTCAGTCTCAATTCCATGTTGGATGGCAGCGTTTGTAAAACTCTCACTCTTTTGGCCTGTCAAGCGTTCACAAACTAATTGCGCCATGTAATTGTCACGGGTGGTTGAGTAGCCTGTCTTGGTTTTGGCAAGCACATCAGCAACACGACTAGCGGTAACTTTGCCGATGCGGATGTTGAACCATTCCTCTGTACCTTGTTCCATAAGTTCAATCATTGGTTTTTCTCCATTAACTTTTCAAGGGCGGTGTCGATGGTGTCTCGCACCCCTAAACCGATTTCCATGATTTGCATGATTTCTTCATCTGTCAGATTTGCCAAAGGTTTTAGAGTTTGCTGAACCTTGGCCTGTGCCGCCATGCCATCTTCAAAGCCTTTGCCATATACAGCGTGGTCAGCGTCAATCAATTGTTTGATTAGGTTTAAACTTTCCTCGCAAACCTTGGTCAAACTCTCTACAGCTATTGCACGTTTAATAATCATGTTTTCCCCCTTGTTCTGATGGCAAGAGCCGTTCCCCAATCAAGTCGTTTCTCTGCCAATCTTGCACATTCTTCACGCTCTATAAGCACAGCGGCTTTAATGGCATTGGCTTCCCAATGGTAGGGCTGGCCTTTCATTTGGTTTTCACGCTCAATGCGCTCAAACTCATCATCTTCATCTGTATGGATCATAATTTCCCTTTTGCGCCACATTAAAGTTTTGCCTTAGCTTTGTCTTTGGCAGCGATAACTTTCATCTGCCAGGCTTTGTCGCCATCACAAGCGGCATAAGCGACTTTGTAGGCAATCTTGAGTTCATCTTGTGTGGTGGCGTTGTCGATGGCCAAGAACAAGTCTGTCATAGTGTCAGCCTCAATCGTTGACTCAGGCTCTATAAAAGAGGGAAGATCGTCACCGTTATAAATGTATAACCCAAGGCCATGCAAGCTGAGTGCTTTGGTCATGCACCGCATAATTGCCGTGTTGACCTGAAAGGCATCAGGGTTTAGGATGGCTTTGTTGCGGTGATCCATAACGGGCAACTGGCAAGTCATTGGCTTGTCAAACATGGTAACTGTGACCCAGACCATTGCTGTGCCGTTGATGT